TTTCGTCCCAAAAACACTCGATAGATGCAGTTGCGCCTTTTTTGCCAACTTGAAAGGTTTTAGCAGTATCAGTTAATGCTGTATCTTCTAATATTTCTGCTGTTGTATCTAAAGTAAAACTTCTTACTTCAGCAACAGTATTAGTTCCAACTTTAATTAAACCTGCACTGCCTGTATGTGTTGCCATTATTTATCCTCTTTGTTAATTTTGTATTTAGCTTTATTACTAAATACTTTAGGTTTAATAACAGCACCATCAACCTTTGTGTACCCCAATTTCAAAAAATATTCTTCCATATCTTTTGAAGTTTCAATAACACTTTCACCTTTTGGCGCTTTAAGACTTATTCTATTTGTTGCCATAAATTATATTCCTGCTTGTACTGCATTTTCGACAGTATTGTAATTAATTAAATACGTCAACCTCATCAAACCTGTTTTTTGACTAGCAGTATCAAATTCAATTTCAGTAGATACTAATTTTGTATCTTTTGCGTTTCCACCACGAGTGACATCAGTCACCATAGCTTCTTCGACTTCTTCTGCAATCGTATCAAGAGTATCATCTATATTAGCTGTACCTCTACAATGTGCTTCTATAATTAAATTTAACGATCTTTGTTGAGTTCGAGTATTTCTTCCTAATGTATAATCTTCAACTGTTTCATCTAACGTATAAACAATTAAAGCAGGTAAATTTCCAGTTTGTAAAGGAAAATATCTTGTTTCATATACATTTGAACCAGTGGTAGATAAGCTAGTAATTGTTGTAACCACGTGTTCTCTAATTGTTTTTCTAATATGAGCCATATTATCCTGATAAAGTTATTCTTGTTACTCCAGTTCCATCAGGAAGTAATTCCTTAATGTAATAAGTTGTGCTATTAATAACTAAAGTATCATTAAATGTAGCACTAGAAACATCACTAGCTTTACAAGTAAAAACAGGTACTTCTTCTATAAGACCAGCTTCGCCAACTGATTGCTCAACTGATTCTTTATCAAAAATACCTTTAATTGTTGATGATGTTCCAGCAGAAACATCAGTAAATGTTGCTGATGAAGCGAAATCATCTGTATCAAAAAATATTGCTCGTTCTGTATCTGATTCTACTGCCATTTTAATTTACTTTCTTTAAACATTTTGTTAAAAACTTAAATAGATATGAATTGGCCTTGAATATCTTTTCGTAACCATCACCAACTGCTTGTGCAATAGGTTCTTCTCCTTTAGTATTAACATCTATGTTTTCCATATTCATAATTATATGAAATAACTCGTGGAACATAGTATTAAATAATACTAAACCTTTCAACCGTTTATCTATTTGTAAAATTTTGGTATTAGGATCATATAAACCAAAACAATCTTTTAAAATAATATATTCAATACGAATCTTTCTTTTACCATACTTGATAAAAGTAGGTTTCATTTAAAATATAATAAATAATATAATTATTGCTACAAAAACACTAATAGATACTTTAGGATTTTTATTGTAAATACCTTTAGCCAGTTTATACCAATCTTTTAAATTAGTAATCATTTTAGCTCCTTATTTTTTTTTACGTGAAAAAATACTTTTTTTCTTAACTGCTTTGTTTTCAGGTTTCTTAACATCTTCTGCTGACGCAATAGCTTTACGCATACCAATTAATAAATTAGCATCTTGTTCACTTGCATTTATTACATCGCCTGATTTTGCTAGTTGACCTTTAACAAATGTTTGTTTTAATATTTTTATCTTCATAATTATTCCTTTGTATATAAAAGAAAAGGCGAGGTCAAACCTCGCCTAATCTTGTTTATTCACTAATAATCAATGATATTAGCTAGTTATATCTTTGCAAGCCGCAAAACTTTCTGCGTGTCTAACAGCAACATCTACATCGTACAAACCAATTATTCTAGTACCGCCTTTGGCCGCATTAGTATAAGGATCAACCGATATATCCAAACTACCCCATTCTCCAATGATTAAATCATTAAAGTTTCCAAAAGTAAGAGCAGAACAAGTTCCACTTGCTGTACCTTTAGTTAGGTTATCTGGAGAATTTGTTGTTGAAAAGACTTTGTAGCCCATCAAGTTGTTTTGGTCATTCATTATCATAACAGAATCAGAAGAACTAACTTTTGCCGCCGCCATGAAACGAGAAACTTGAAGTGGAGAAGTTATAAAAGCCAATGCGCCTGTGTTTGCATTGTCAGTAGCAACTTCTTTCCAAGTTTCAACAACTTTTGCCCAAGTACCTGCTCCACCATTCGTACCGATAGCAACTGAACCAATTCCAGAAGTATTTAAAATACCTGTTGGAGTGTTCGATGTACCATCACCTTGAATAGCTTTTTTATCCACTTCGTTAGATAATGTTTGTAAAATATCATTTCTAACAATAGTTTCGATTGCAGGAGTAGATTGGTGCATTAAGTGTCTTGATATGTCAGTAAATGTTCCTAATGTTTTAGGAGACATTGTTACTTGTCTGTAAGTTGGATTAACTTCCGTTACAGCCGCATTTTCAGCAACCCAAGACGCAGAATTAACTGCATTTTGTGCTGGTATAGCAACTTCACCAACTAGACCACTTAAAACTAAGGCACCAGCTTGTTTAACAACCATTTTTGCTCTTAATGCTTCAATAAATGAACCACTTAAAAGATTAGTTGCAACTAACGCTCCACCATCACCAGAAGCTCCTTGGATTAAGTCTCTTTGCCATCTAATATCAGACGGAATAAAGATTCCTCTAGGAGATTTTCCAGTTTTTCTTGCGATTTCATCAGACGCTTCTTTTTCAAGTTCAGCACCAGACCAATTTCCAGTTGTCATTGCTTTAATAGCTTTGACAATAGAAAAGTCTCTTGCTTCTTTATTAGAAAGTCCAACTTTATCTTTTTGTTCCAAAGGTTTTGCATTACCAAGTTTGTTTAAAACAATTCCTCTAAATTCAGCAAGTGAAACGCCATCATTAACTGCTTTATCTGCAAGGTCTTTACAATTATGTGTTGACCCTAAAGATTGTAATTCTTTAACTCTAGCTGTTTCGTTTTTTCTCGCTTTAGCGATTTGTTCTTCAACATTAACTTGAGGTTGCTCCACTTTTGGATTTTCTTTTGCTTTTTCCATTGTGTTTTCTCTAGTTATGACCTCAATAATTTCTTTACGATTATTTTGGTCGGTTAAATTATCATACCTACTGCGTCCTACGCCAACAGTTGTGTCTGCTGGTACGGAAACAATAGACGCTTCCAATGGTTTCCAATTAACACGATAACTAGGTTTTTTCTCATCATCATCATCGTTTTTAATTCTGTCCATCTTCATTATTTCATAGCCCACACTCACATTACTGCGAATGCCATCTATGACATCACGAAAAACCTCATCAGCTAGTTTTGATTTACCAAATCTCACGACTGCACGACCTACCTTGTCTGCATCGCTGATATTTGCTTTTTCTATGACACCTATTTGCTTCTCTAAATCGTGGTTGAGTAATAAAGGCGCTCTACCACTAGCAATAAACGAAAAATCCACATCTTGAGGATTATGACTTAAAATTTCAGTTCCAAAACTACGATCATAAGGTTCCTCTGACGAGAAAGCTAAACCAACAGTTCTGTTATCTTGATTAACTTCTTTTTTATTAAGTCCAAATATTCTAAATAGTTTTTCTTTATCTGATTTTTGAGTAATCATTTCTTTTTCAATCTTATTATTCTTTTCTTCTTTAACTGATTCTTTTTTTTCTTTAGATATTGATGATACAGTATTTTTGATACTAGATTCTTTGCTGTTCCCTTTGTCGTTATACTCATCAGATTTTCCAAATGTTATTGTAACTGAATCATCTGATTCAGTTATATTTTGTATGTGTTTTTTGTTAATATTATTCATATTATTCATATCTATTATTTTTCTTCTTCTTCTTCAACCTCTTTTGGTTGATTTTGTTGCATTTGCTTTTGCCCAAATGGTTCAAACGCTAATTGTATTCCAAATTTTTCTGCTAATTCTTTATCAGACTGAATTGAACTAAATACATCTTCTACATCACGTCCATAACCAGCTTGAACATCTTGAAACGATAAAAAACCATTCTCTACTCCTACTTTTAACGCTTCTACTTCTTTTTTAGGATCAATCCATTGCCAACCTCTTGCTCTCCAGATAGGTTGGTTAAATTTAGGAAATTTAGAAGGTGGTAAACCATTTAATTCATCTGTTAATAATATCATTTCTAACCAATGAGCATAAACAACATCGTGAAAATTTCGAATCATACGATATTGCTCACATTGATAATGGCTACGTTCTTCTAAAGCACCTTGTCGAATACTTGAATAATTAACACTCTCTAAATCATTTGCAAGAGTAACGTAACTAACATTTAAACTACTTGCGACTGTTCTAATAATAGCTTTTGTAAAATCTTTAAATGCAGTTGTTGGGTGTTGTGGGTCAAAAGATTGAAATTCAGTTCCAGTTGGTAGTTGTTCAAAAGTACCTGCTTCTGCATACATAACTGGATTGTTTGTATCTATTTTATCTTCTCCAGTATAACCATCTGCATCATTTGATTTAAAGAAACCCATTT